TACAAACTTGATTGACCAGCTCACAACTATAAAATCGAAGATAACAGAGCTTACAGCAGAAAAAGAAAAGCTTGAAGCTGAGATTATTTTTGCAAGCAGTAAGGATTTAGAGAATACAAAGTATAAAACGGTTACATATGCTTCTGAACAAGGAAATAAAGTAACTGCAACAATTGCTGAAACTCTCAAGCTCACATATCCTACATTGCTTAAGAAAATATTTGGAGCAGCATATAGCGACGCAGTTAAGGAGGAAACAAAGTACACGCTTACAACTCCTGCAAAGCGTATGCTCACAAAGGTATGGACAGGCTCATATATTAAGCAATCGCTTAATGACGCCATTGCTCAGTTGCCAGTAGACGATACAATACGCAAAAAGTTAGCCAAGAAGCTCAAGGGTGCAAATTTTGAAACAGATAAGAAAAATCTTATCAATATCGGCGGTTTATCAGAGCAAGAAGCAAATGAATATGCTTATCTCATCAGCGAGGCGGCAGCTTGGCAGAGCTACAGCACCTTGCTTGAACTTAATGGTATAACAAGCGATAGTGATATTGCTGAAATAACAAAGCTTATTGATACTGCTATGATTGTTGATGAGAGTACAAAAATCTCAGTTGAGTAGGTGAGGCTATGTGGAAACTTGGTTGAAAATGGCTGAACGCTGTAAAACAAACTATGAGTATGCTGAGCGTGAACTTGATATTTTATATCAGCGAGATGAAAAGACAGAAAATGATAAAAGACGAATCTGCATACTCGAACAGATTTTTTACGAGCAGAAATATCAATATATGCAATGCATGAGATTAGCGAAGAAAATTAAATAAGGAGCTGAAATTTATGACAAAACAGCAGATACAACGGATATACGGTATGGGCTCAATACTCGGTATACTTGAAAGTGGTAATAAGCGTGATAACCTACATCTGCTTGTCGAATCAATAACAGGCAAGGATAGCATAAAGACTCTTACAGATGATGAATACAAGGCAGTTGTACATGAACTTGCAGAACGCATACATATACAAAATCTTGGAGAACCTCCTGCAAAGATAAGACGAACAGCAAGATATGAGGAACAGCCAGGCGGTATGAGTGAAGGACAGCAACGCAAGGTGTGGCATTTAATGTATGAGCTGAAAAAATTCGATAAAAAGAAAAGCTCAAAATCACTCGGCGAAAGGCTGTGCGGTATAATAAAAAAAGAGGTCGGTGTTGACGCACTTCCTGAAAAACCACTTGTCTGGCTTACATACCAACAGGGCAGCAAGCTGATTGAGGCAATAAAGAGGTACATAAGAAGTGCCGAACGCAAGGCTATGAGGGGTGATGGTGAATATGGATAGTTTTGAAATACAGCTCTCTGACCTAAGAGGCGAACAACGAGAAATTGCACAGGCAATCGGAATCAAGGCGTATATAGAGCTTGTCAAGCTTTATGGTGGTTCTAATATCTATATTGCAAAAATGGATAAGCTGTTTTGTATAAAGCGTGATGCAGAAATTATACGACACTTTAACGGCGAAAATTATACCTCACTTGCAAAGCAATACGGTTTATCAGAAAGAGCTGTAAGAACTATAGTAGCTGATTATATGAATGAAATGTATGGTTCGGAGCAGACCTCGTTATGGTAAAAATTGAAGAAAAAAAGAGAAATATTTCATATATTTTACTTCAAAGATTTAAGGTATCATTAAGTTAAGACTTAATGATACCTTTTTCGTTTGGTGGTGAAAAAATGGAATTCGGAGCAGACACCTGGTGGCTCGTTGGGCTTGCGGTGACAATAGCAATCGGCATAATAGGCTATTTCCTGAAAAGAACGATGTCAAAGCAAGACCAGCACGAGGCTGATATTAACCATATAAAGCTTACTTATGTTACAAAAGAAGAATTTAAAGAGCTTAAATCCGATACGGCAACAAGTATGGACAAATTGCAAAAAGATGTCGAAGAAATCAAAGAAAACACTTTAAGTAAGGCTGATTTCTATCGTTCTCAGGCAAAAACAGACGATAAAATAGACAAGATTTACGATATGTTAATTGAACTCAATAAGAAAGGGTGAGTAAAGTGAACGATACAATTGCAAAAATGAGGGCTGGAAGATTTATTAAAAATAACGGTCGTGTATTGCGTACAATCAATTTGCTACGCTATAAATATGAAAAACTTGAAGAAGTTAAGTACGCTCTTGAAGATATGCCTGAAAACGAATATCTTGACAGCTTGAACTACTTATCAGAGGCAGGATATATACAGATGAGGCGTGTCACAAGCAAGCAGATTGCTGAGATTGCTGATGTTGACTATGTGCATCTTGAGGCAAAGCTGACAGAAAAAGGTATCAGATTACTTGCAGGAAAGCTTGAAGATGATTTGATTGAGGTGTAAGCTATGAGCCGCAAAAGAAGAATAGTTGGTTCTATTGACAAGCTCCAGCCAGCTCTTAAGGATACAGTAGACCAAATGCTGATGTCAGGTGAAAGTTATCGTGAGATATGCAAGTACCTTGCAAAAAACGAAGTTACACTCTCACAGGCAAGCGTGTGCAGATATGCAAAAAGATTTCTTGCTAATGCGGAACAGCTTCGCATTGCTCAAGAAAATTTCAGAATGATTTTAACTGAAACGGAGCGTTATCCTGACCTTGACCCTGCGGAGGCTATTTTAAGATTAGCAAGCCAAAAGGTTTATGATGCAGTGGCTGCACTTGATGATGAACACTGGAATGAGGTGTCGGCAGATAAATTGCTAAGTCAAGCAACGGCACTTGCAAGGGCGGTCGCTTACAAGAGGGGCATTGACACAAAGGTGAAAAGTGACGAGGAAATTGCTCTTGAAAGCAATCAAACTCTTTTGTATGAAACCCTCAAGCACGACAACCCTCGTCTATACAAAGAGCTGCAGGAGGAAATTATGCGTATCAAGCACAAAGTCAAAGGAGGTACTGCAAATGATGGAAAATAATAAATGGTATGTCTTGCAGGTGCAGACTGGTTCAGAGCTTGATGTACAAAAGGAATTACTCCGCAGAGGTGTTGAGGCGGTTGTTACGATTGAAAACAGACAGATACACAGAGCAAAGCAGTGGATAAGCAAGCAGTATATCGTATTTTCAGGCTATGTGTTTATTAGGATGATGTACTCTTGGTCGCAGTATTACATACTTTCAGGCATTAACGGAGTTATCCGCTTGCTTGGTGGCGGACATCAGCCTGAACCGCTCACACAATCAGAAACAGAATGGATATTAAGCTTAAACGATTTGCTGAAAGAACCGTCAGTACTCAAGCTAACGGAGAACAGTTACGAAGTTATAAGCGGAGTGTTGCTCGACTTAAAAGATAACATCATCAAAGTCGAAAGACACCACAGGCGTGCGGTTGTGAAACTGCATATCGCAGGACAGGAACAGATAATCAAATTGTCTTATGTATTACAAATGCCCGATAACAATGGGGATTGATTCGTCTCCTCGGAGGGAACGGCTGACATATTGCAGGAACACAGCAACCTAATTTCCGAACAAAATCAGGTTGCTGGGGGCGAAGCTATGTCCTGCAGTATGTCAGCCGTTTCTGTTATTTAAACTATGTTTAAGGAGTGATTAAATGTCGAATATAGACAAGGTTAGCAAGCTATTGGAATCAGTTGATAATAAACAATATTACGACATTGTTGCAGATTTGCAGAGCCTTGAACGCTCACTTGATATGCTTAAACGCAAGGACTTTCGCAGAAAACTAAAAGAACTAATAGAAAAATATCAGACAAGCGAAATTACAGAAATCAGAAAAGCACTTATTGAAAAATGCCGTGTTGGAGATACAAATGCCATAAGGCTATATCTCGATAGCTTTAAGCCAACATCATTTGAAACCGAAGATGATGGTCTAACGGCTGCACTCCTTGCTCGTGGTAAGGAGGTATTCGCTGATGAAAATTAAATCTTTCAGCGATAAGCAAGCTAAAGTTATGACTTGGTGGGCTAATGAAGCAATAAGTAAAAAGTATAATGCTGTAATAGCTGATGGTTCTATCCGTTCAGGCAAGACAATGAGTATGTCGCTTTCCTTTGTACTGTGGGCTATGACAAACTTTGATGGCTGTAACTTTGCTGTTTGTGGTAAAACAGTTGGTTCGTGCCGCAGAAATGTCATAAAACCACTTTTGGATATGATACGAAAGCGATATGTAATTCAGGACAAACGCTCGGAAAACCTTATTGTTATTCAGAAAGGTGAACGCTATAATTATTTTTATCTTTTTGGTGGTAAGGACGAATCAAGTCAGGACTTGATTCAGGGTATTACGCTTGCAGGCGTTATGCTTGATGAGGTTGCCCTTATGCCTCGTTCCTTTGTCGAACAGGCTTTAGGTCGTTGTTCCGTAACAGGCTCACGCTTTTGGTTCAACTGCAACCCTGACAATCCGTATCACTGGTTCTACCAAGAATGGATTCAAAAAGCAGATGAGAAAAAAGCCTTGTATCTGCATTTTACTATGGACGATAACTTGACTCTTTCCGAAGAAGTCAAAAGCCGATATTACAGCTTGTATACAGGCAACTTTTTTGAACGCTATATACTCGGTCGCTGGGTATCTGCTGACGGCTTGATTTATCCAATGTTCAGCAAAGAAAAATGCGTTGCTCCGACTGATGAGCGACACTACTCTCAATATTATGTCAGCATAGACTACGGTACATTGAACCCGTTTTCGGCAGGATTATGGGGAATGTGTGGCGGTGTATGGTATCGCATAAGAGAGTATTATTATGACGGAAGAAATAAAAAGGCACAGAAAACAGATGAGGAATATTACAGCGAGGTAGTTAAGCTAATTGACAGACTGCCAATAACGGCTATAATCGTTGACCCGTCGGCGGCAAGCTTTATCACTGTTATCCGCAAGCATGGCAGGTATACTGTCCATAAAGCCAATAATGCTGTACTTGATGGCATACGATTAACCGCCACTTGCATACAACAAGGCTTGATTATGTTTAATGACTGCTGTACAAATACATTTGCGGAGTTTGCAAGCTATGTCTGGGATACTCAGCACTCACAAAAAACAGGCGAAGACAAACCTTTGAAGGAACATGACCATGCAATGGACGATATACGCTATTTTTGTTCGACCGTACTTGCAAAGCACGGCTTGCCAGGCATTGTAAAACTCAGGAGGTAATATGCTTACAGATTTATCATTTTTAGAGCGTGGCAAGGCGTTTCCGCCAGACAGTGAAAGATATAGACTGGAAACATATCTTGACCACAGAAAATTGTTTGAAAACAACCACGCAGAAGTCTACAAGGAGCAGTTTCGCAGAATTGAAAGAGTAGTCGGCAATTTCGACAGAGTTGTATCATATGGAACTGTGTTTAACTATCAAAGACTGCTGAGTGTGAAAACCGCTGACCTTGTATTCGGCGAACCGCCAAAGGTTACTGTTGCCGATGATAACAAGCAAAAAGTTATTGACAAAATACTGCTTGATACAGATTTATTCGGCTGTGCATATATTAGTTGCATTGATGTATCACGCTATGGCGATGCTATTATGCTTTTATCATGCAACGATAAAGGTTTGCCAAGCATTGATGTGGTAAGTCCTGCAATGTGGTTTCCTGTTGTCAATCAAGATAATATAAGGCAGTTTCAATATCATATATTTGCTTGGGTATATCTTATTGATACAGCAAAAAAGCAATATGGGCTAAAGGTACAGATACATAAACCAGATGAGCCCGAAAAGTGCGAAGCTCATAATTATGAGCTTAATGGCAAACCAGGCAGCTTTAAAATTGGCAGAGAAATTACTCAAAAGCAGGAACTTAGCCTTGAAACCTCAATGCATACCTGCCCTGTTTATCGTATATCAAATCTGCTTACAAGTGACAATATATATGGTCATGATGATTATGAACCGATTGACAGTATTGTTGCTGAAATCATTGTCAGAGTATCGCAAATAAGCAAGGTACTTGATAAATTTGCAAGTCCAAGTATGACGGGTCCGCAATCAGCACTTGAAATGGACGAAGTAACAGGCAACTGGCGTTTAAAGGTTGGAGATTATTTCCCTTGTGATAGTGATACAGTAAAGCCAGAATATCTTGTCTGGGACGCAAGTATGGACGCAAATTTCAAGCAGATTGAGCTTCTCACAAATCAGCTTTATACAATTTCAGAAATGGGTTCTGCTGTGTTTGGTGATTTGACGAATAAGGCTGGTGATGTTCCAAGCGGTTCGGCTTTAAGACGATTGATGATGTCACCGCTTGCCAAGGCTCGGAGAATCGCAAACCGCTTTGACCCGATACTCAAAAAGCTTATATCAGCAAGTGCTGGAATCCTCGGAGTGGAAATTGTCCCCGAAGAAATCACTATTACGTGGCATGACGGCTTACCTGCCGACCCAGCAGAGGACGCTGAAATTATGTCAGTTCGTACAGGTGGAAAAGCTACATTATCGCAATATACAGCAATACAAAGGCTTGATGATATGTCGGCTGCTGATACAGATGCGGAGCTTGCTATGATACGCTCTGATGATATTGATTCAAGCGTTGGTTTAGAAGAAACTGCCCTTGAACCTATTGAGGGTATCTGATGAGTACACAGAAAAAATTGATTGAAACATATCAGAAAGCACAGAAAAAACTCGTTGAGATAATCAAGCGTAAACAGGCTTATGGCTCGGCAGCAGCTTATGAAAGGTCGCTTTTAAGGCAGATTCAAAAGGAGCTTAAAAAGCTGAAAAAATCTTCAAAAGCACTTGTTGAACAGCTCATCAAAGAAAACTACAAAACAGGCTTGCAAAACTTAATTGATGACTTACTAAAAGACAATACCGCACCAAGATTGTTTAATATGTTCAGCGAACTTAACATAAGTCAGATTGAACTTATTACTCAAAACGCTAATATCGACTTAAACAAGGCAATTAACATTGTTGGTCGCAGAGTTCAGGACGCAGTCAGAGAGGCAGGCGTTGAAGCGACAGCAGAAAAGCTCACAACAGGTCAGACAATCAGAGAAATGCAGAAGAATCTTCAGGATAAACTTAAACAGCAAAATCTGATAGCAGTAGAATATGCCAACGGTACGAAAATGCCGATTGAAAAATATGCCGAAACTGTTGCTCGCTCAACTACTGCAGAAACTCAAAATAAAGCTAAAGTCATACAAGGACAAGATTGGGGCTATGACCTTGTAAGATTTACGGAACACAGTCCTACTTGCGGGGTCTGCTCAATGTATCAAGGTCGTGTATATGCTCTCACGAAAGAAGCTGCCAATGGCAAATACAAAGGTTCTAAAGGTCAAGCATTGCATTTCCCCTATCTTTATGATACAGCTTTGATAAGCGGTTATAGTACTATACATCCAAACTGCCGTCACCGTCTGTCAGTATTGCCGGCAGGAGCTTATACTGCTGCTGAAATGGAGGAATTTTCCCGAAAAAGTATGCAGCCATTTGAAGATATGCGGTCGGACAAGGAACGCAAAGCGTATGCTCAAGAACAAGCAGTAAAGCGGAAGCGGAACGAGAGTCGCAAGCAGTATGAGAAAATCAAGACTGCTTTGCCAAATGACGCACCAAAAACATTTGCTGCTTTTGTTAAGATGAAATCTGCAAAATCAGAGCGTTATAAAGAGCTTTTGAAAGATTATCGTACTGTAATTGGTATTGCAAAGGAGCAGGAAAGTGGTATAATAAATGATAGTAACAGTAATTATTATACAATTACCGATAAAGCTATAAATTCTGTTCCACTTGTAAAAGTTGATGGTTTTACAGATGAACAAAATTATTTACTTCAAGAAGCACATAAACAGTTGTTACAAAAAGCTAAGACAGAGAAACTTGGCGTAGAAATGTCAGCTGTATATGATATGGATATGAAGCAAATTGGTAAAACAAGAACAGAGCATAATGTAGGTCGTGTCGGAATTGATAATCCGAGCGAACCTTATATTGGAATACATAATCATGGTAGTGATGAGACCTTTAGTATATCCGATATTGAAGGTTTTATAAGAAGAAACAATATGAGAATGCTTACAGTTGTTGGAAGTAAAGGCTCTATTTACATTTTAAAGAAGTCTGATAAGTGTGATATAATAGGTTTTTTTGATCATTTATCTTCTGAAAAAGAAATTCCAATATTCAAAGGAAATACTTACAATGAAATTCTTAAGAGCAAGACATTTATTAGTGATTTGAATCCAGAAGAAACTGTAGCTTTAAAAAATATAATCAAACAATTTTCTCTTAATATTTTAAAGGAGGTTGAAAATTATGGAGTTAAATACTTACAGTTCCCAATTACCACCTGAAAAGATTGAAATATATAAACGCTATCTTGAAAAAGCAGAACCTTATACGCAAGAAGAATTTAACGAACTTGAATTAGACGGAGAATATGATCCTGACAGAATGAATGCGACTACAGCAAATATTATTCTTAATGGTGTTGAATATTAAAACTCCCTCATAAATGCCCTAAATCGCATTTAATTATTAGATGTAAAATTATCAGTCTAACAATTTATAAACGCTCTTAAACGGCTTATAAACGAATTTAAACGCATATATAACACAGGCAATAAGCGTACCTGCACTTTTATGGTGCAGGACGCTTTTTTATATTGCAAATTTTTTAATGAAAGGAATTTTTACTATGAGTGAAACAAACACAAATGCTTCAACAGAAACCGAAGCAAAAGCAGAACCACAGACGGCAGAACCACCAAAGCAGACACAGGTTGACCAAAATGCAGAAAAGCTCAGCACCTATGAAACAGCACTGAGAAAAATTTTTAAACTTGCTGACGGTGAGGAGCTTGGTGACATTGACGGCAAGCTGACAGAGCTTGAAGCGGAACACGAAAAACTTATTTCAGCAACAAAGGATAAGCTTATTACAGCAAGTCTTAATGCCCTTGATGGCTACAACACAAAACTACTTGCAAGGCTTATCGACAGAAGCAAAATTACTGTTGATGAAAACGGCAATATTACAGGACTTGAAGAAGCAGTAAAAGCTGTTTCAGACGAATTTCCTGCCGTAATTGTTAAAAAAGAATCTGCAAAGAAACCTTTTGTGCCGATTAATCCAGCACAGCAAACATCAACATCACAAACAATGAATGACCTCATCAGAAGTCACAGATAAAAAGGAGATTTTAAAATGGCAAACATTATTACAAGAACAGACGCAGAAGCTCTTATTCCAGTTGAATCAAGCAAAGAAATTATTCAGGCAGTACAGCATGAAAGTGCAGTTCTACAGCTTATGAAAAAGCTGCCAAATATGAGTTCAAAGCAGACTAAAATGCCGATTATGTCAGCACTACCCGTTGCCGGATTTGTAAACGGTGACAACGGCTTGAAACCTGTGTCCAGTGCATCATGGGAAAACAAGTACATTACCGCAGAGGAAATTGCTGTAATTATTCCAATTCCTGAAGCAGTACTTGATGATGCTGAATATGACATTTGGGCAGAGCTTAAACCTTCGATTATTTCAGCATTTGGAAAGGTCATTGATGGTGCTGTATTATTCTCGACCGAAAAGCCAACAAGCTGGCCAGACGGTATTGCAACATCAGCAATCACAAAGAAAAAGACGGTTACATATGGTACAGGCATTGACACAGCCGAGGATATTTCAGAACTTATGGGTTTGGTTGAAGCTGACGGCTTTGATGTTACAGGCTTTGCGGCAGAAATTGCTCTTAAATCATCTTTCAGAGGTTTGCGTGACAAAAATGGCGGTCTTATCTTTGCTCCAAGCTTGCAGGCGGATACACCATCAACCCTTTACGGTCAGGCAATCAATTATGTAAAAAACGGTTCTTGGGATAGCAGTAAGGTTAAGCTTATTGCCGGTGATTGGTCACAGGCGGTTTATGCAATGCGTCAGGATATGACATATAAGGTACTTGACCAGGCTGTCATCAGTGATGCAAGCGGTAAGATTTTGTACAATCTTGCTCAGCAGGATATGGTTGCTCTTAGATGTGTAATGCGTCTTGGCTGGCAGTTGCCTAACCCAGTTACACAACTCAATAGTACTGATACACGCTATCCGTTTGCGGCACTTGTACCTGCTGGTACTGAACATTCAGGTGGTTGATTATGTTTAAAAAAGGCATTAACAGCTATTTAAATCTTGATGAAGCAAATGAGCTTATTGACGGTGTTGATACAACAGGAAAATGGCGTGAGCTTACAGACGGCGAACGAAAGCAATATTTAATACTTGCTACTGTGCATATCGACAGCCTTATGCTTACATCTCGAAAACATAGTGCTGAACAAATTCTACAATTTCCGAGAGGAAAAAGTTCGGAAGTACCAAGAGCAGTACTTATGGCACAAGCTCTCGAAGCACTTACATTATCTGATACACAAGCAATGCAAAGAATTTCTTTGCGTGAACAAGGTGTAACTTCAATTAAGCTTGGCAATACAAGTGAAAGCTATTCAGATGATTCAAATTCATCTTCTAAGCAAAATAATGAACTTAAAAGTAAGGTCGCAATGTCGCTTATGCGACCGTATATGCTCGGTTCGGCGGTGATGATATGAGTCTTTTTACTCCATATTTTAAGGATAGCATTTCTGTACAGAATTATATTGGTGTCAATGATTTTGGAGATAGTCAATACAGTTCTGCAAAAGATGTGCTTTGCCGAGTAGAATACAAAACGCAGGAAACTCTTGATTCTAAAGGCAATAAAGTGATAAGCACAGCAACTATTTATGCGAGATTTTTAATCTATCACCCTCTGTCATAGCTGGAACAGCAAACGATGAATCTTATACCACTGCGATTAAAACGGCTGTAATGCCTGTTATAAGGGCTTTTGAAACAGCTTTAAACCAGGGCTTGCTTTTAGAAAGTGAAAGGCACAGACACTATTTTGCTTTTGATACAACAGAACTTCTCAAGGGAGATATACTTAAACGCTATCAGGCATATCAAATAGGTTTAGCAAATAATTTCTTACAGGCTGATGAGGTTCGATATAAAGAAGACCTAAAACCACTTGGCTTTATACGCTTGGGTTTGCAAGATGTTCTTCTCGACCCGAAAACGAATACAATCTATACTCCGAACACAAATCAAACAACAATGTTTGGGCAGAATGTAAATCAACAGGTTGCTGATAGTATGATTGAAGAAACAGAGCAACGCTGGGACGGTCAACGTCGAGAAAGCAATGGACAGTTCGGTAAAGGAAAAAGGCCACGCTCAGCACAGTCAAAAAGGAAGAAAAACGGTTCAGATAAATCCTCTGAAAGACTTGAAAAGTCGGATAAGAGTGATATGATAAGAGTGATATAATAAAAGAAAAACAAAAATCTTCAAATGTACCGAATGTGTCGGCTAAAGGAAGAAATAAATTTACAGTCAAGGGATTTAAAAATAAACAGGCTCTAAATAACCATTGGACGAATGGTCGTACTCACAGAGATGAGTATATTCAAGACGGTATTACAACGGTAGAACAATATCAAGCAAGAGCCTTGCAACTAGTACAAAGCTCTGCCGACAGTAAAAAAATATTTGGTTATAAAAATTCATTAGGTCAGATAATAAGATATGATGTTGATAAAAATGATTTTGTAAAAGGAAACCCTAAAAAAGGAATTTTTACAATGTTTAAGCCCGAAAAAGGAAAAAAGTATTTTATGAAAAACTGAAAGAAGAATGAATACAAGATGATTAACTTAACTGAACCATATCCTTGCCCTGTATGTGGACAACACATTTTTGAAGAACCAGATACTTACGATATGTGTCCCGTTTGTGGTTGGTTTGATGACGGATTGCAAAGAATAAGACCTGATATGTCTGGCTGTAACTATTTAAGTCTTAATGAATATCGTAAAAAATGGCAAAACGGAGAAATACCTCCGCCAATACTTGATTATGATTAAAGAAACCGCTCCTTGAGGGCGGTTTTTCTATGCCCGAAAACAAACACAATCTATACTCCGAACACAAATCAAACAACAATGTTTGGTCAGAATGTAAATCAGCAGATAGCTGACAGTATGAATGAAGAAACAGAGCAATGCTGGGACGGTCAGCCTCGTGATAGTGACGGCAGATTCGATAAAGGAAAAAGACGAAGATTAGTTCGTTCAGGAGCAAATCGAAAAAACTCCGAAAAATCTTCTAAAAGCCTTGAAAAATTGGATAAGAATGATATAATAAAAGAAAAAAGTTATAAACCTATCACAAAGATAACAGATAGTGCAATTACACGTGTTCCAAAAGTTAATATTCGTGGATATACAGAAGAGCAATGTTCAGAAATTCAAAGGCAACATAAAGAACTATTGCGATATTCAAAAAATAACAACAATAATAAAGAAGTTGCTTTTGTTTTTGATAGTTCTATTTTGATAGTTCTATAAGTAAACGAAAAGAGTTTGTTGGCTCTGATGATATGCTTGATTTTGGTAGTTCATTGCACGGCAAAGATTTGCTTGTTATGCACAATCATCCAAGGAATAGCAGCTATTCTGATACCGATATTGCGTTTTTACTTGGAAATGATAATGTTCGTTCTTTGTCAATAGTAAAAAATAATGGCTCTGTTGAAATTTTAACAAAGAGTTCTTCCTTTGACAAAGAAAAAGCTATAAATGAGTTCAAACGCTCATACAAAAAGTATGTTAAATCAGGAAAAGATTCAGAAATTGATAAGGCTGTAAACAAATTTATATCTAAATACACGGAGGGACTTTTATGGATAGAAAGCCAATAAACTTTTTAGATGGTAATCCTGAAGAACGAACTAAAGCAATGAAAGAATTTTTTGGGCTTTCCCCTGAACAATCATTTCAGGATTTAACCGTTGATGATAATGATAACGAAAATAATAATGATGATTAAACTGCCCTTAAACAAGGCGGTTTTTCTATGCCCGAAAGCAGGTGAAATAATGGACTTCCGAGAATTTATTGAAGAACGTTTCATAAAAAGAAACTAAGCACTTTGAGAAATCAAGGTGCTTTTTTTATGCCCTGAGTATGGCTTAAAACTGCTCTATTTTTATACCCGAAGGTAGGTGAGAATATTGCAAATCGAAATCAGAAGTAGCAATGAGGCTGTTATAAGCGGTTATGTGAATGCTGTTGAGCGTGATAGTCGCATAATGCCAAAAGGCAAGGGAGCAACTGCGGTACGAAGTTTTGTTGAGCGAGTTAGGGCAGGCACATTCGATAAAGCTATAAAGCGAGGCACGCCAATAGAGCTTCGCTTTAATCACGACAAAATAATAGGCGACACTACAAGCAATCTTGAGCTCTATGAAGATAATATCGGCCTTTATGCGAGGGCAATAATCAGTGATACCCAGGTTATCGAAAAAGCTCAGCGTGGTGAACTTCGTGGTTGGTCATTCGGCTTTATCGCAGAGGGCGAAACTTGGGACAAAGAGGGCGAGATTGACAGACGAACACTTGAAGATATTGACTTGAAAGAGGTTTCAATCCTCGATAAAACACCCGCATATTTTGGCACTTCCGTTGAAGTAAGGGAAGAAGAATCGAATGTTTTTGAAACAAGGGGAATTGCAGGAAACATAAAGCTTATCGGAAAAGAATCTCCGAAAGCAAACAGTTTAGAAATCTATGAAAAAGAAATTGAAATTTTGAAAGAGAGGTAATTTATTATGAAGGCACTAATCGAAAAGAAAAATGCTCTACTTGATGAGGCAGACGCTCTTATCAATAAAGCAAAGACAGAGAACAGAGCATTTGAGGACAGCGAACTCAATCGTTATAATGAAATTAAAGCTGAGCTTGAAAGGCTCAATAAGACTATTTCAGCCGTAAAAGAAACAAGAGAAGCTGAAATTGACGAACCTGATAATAAAAAGAACAGTACAGAAGAAACCGAAACAAGACTTTTTGAAGCCTATATCCGTAATCCGAAGGCTGTTGAAACTCGTGCCGATACTAATCTCACTTTCGGTGCTAATGGTGCGATTATACCAACAAGCATTGAAAATAAGATTATTGATAAGGTGAAAGAAATTTGCCCTATTTTTGAACTTGCAACAAAGTATAATGTCGGCGGTACTCTTACAATTCCGTACATTGATACAGATACAAGCGATAATAAAATGGCTTACGCAACAGAGTTTACAGAGCTTGAAAGTACATCGGCAAGCTTTAAGTCAATTTCTCTTACAGGGTTCCTTGCTGCAACACTTTGCAAGATTTCTAAGTCACTTATCAATAATTCACAATTTGATATTGTGTCATATACAATTCAGCATATGGCTGTTAATATCGCACAGTGGATAGAAGGTCAGTTACTCAAATAATATCAACACAAGATGTTTGGACTGCAATCTTTGCAGCAATTACGCAAGGTATTCTCTGTGCTGGAGCAAGCGTTTATGCAAATCAAATCTATAAGCAAATAAAAAAGGGTGATTGATATGGACTTAACAGACATTGCAATGTACTGCAAAATCAAGCAGTCGGAGCGAGAGGCAGATAAGTATAAACAGCAATCTGACTTGTATGAGAGTGTGTTGACAGGTACAGTTACTGAGTTTGTTGTGCCGAGCGAGTGGACAGAAATTAGACGAGGTGCATTTAATACTTGTACTGAGCTGACAAGTGTTACTTTGTCTGATAATATAGCGACAATAGGGATAACGGCTTTTAACTTCTGA